CTGCAGTCATAGTGACTGTACAGGCATCTCCCCGGGGTTTAGTTAAACCCCAGAGTGGAGATGAAAATAATCTCCCTCAGGCAGCTGTCGCCGCCACCCGCCCACAATGTGGACGAGCCCCGTGGTCCCCGTTACCGGAGACTCACGTTCCGCAGTCTTAAGCTAGACGACTGCGGACGTCCCGCATGGATGAGGTGATCCCCCATGATTGGCTCATCGCCAACCTTGAGGAAGAACTTCATCAAGGCGCCATAACCCTCAAGCTTATCAGCTCGAGGTTTACTCGCAAGCACATAGGCCTTAACCAAAGGCTTCTGCAGGTGCGAGCACATTTTGCCCTCCACAAGAGGAAGGAATGTGTGACGGCCAACCGCATTGGAAGTCTCCGCCACCGCCGGGAAAACGCCACCGAGTATATTACTCATGTGATCGTCGCACCAGCGGACTGTCTTCCAGTAGCCAGCTTTGTAAAGCTGGTTTCTGAAGGACGCGAAAGAGACAACCTCTTCAGCATGCGCCCGTGTCCCGGGAACTTCAACCCTGAGCTTAACCGGAGTAATCCGGTGCCCATGGTAGAAGTCCCCGCCGCAGGACTCTCTGAACTTCCCAGTCCAGAAAGACTTTCCGGTGTTAACCTTGTACCCCAAAAGGTCAAGGGTCATGGACACGGTATCTGCGAATTCTGCGGGGACGATAATATCATCCCCGTAGACACGCACCAGGCCCCTCATCCTCTTAACGAGGCGAGGGGTAACTGTAGTGTTAAGCGCACGAGCAATCCCCATGAAAGCGACAGTCAAGAAGACCATAGCTTCCACAGGAAAGCAAAGCGCTGAACCCATTGATGCGAACTTGGCTAGGCGTATTACGCCATGACCAGGCACATCAGCCTTCCGTGAGCGACTTGCCTGCACCACCTCCGAGAGGAGAGGGCTAGGGCGAAACAGCTCAAGTACATGCTGATTGGAAACGCGATCAGATGCTTCACTCAGATCGAGTGTAGCTAGGAGCCCATATAGGGATCCTTTACGGGCCAACTCCTGGTTAGGGAGCTGGTCAGTAAATCCGATCATCGAGCCGATCATAGGATCGGACTCGAGTCGACGCATGAGCGGGTGAGCTACTGCCTGTTGCACAAACTGCATACAGGTAGGCTCAATCGCAATCACACGGGGCGCTTTCAGCGTCTTAGGCACTGTGACCACCCTAACGGGG